ATCTGATCATAATCAGCTTTAATGCCACTCAAAGAATCAATCTCTTTCTTGTAGTTTTCAGCTATTTCTTTCCATTTACCTTGTTCAGCTAATTGCTCTTCTTCTTTTGTAGCAATTAATTTCTTGAGCTCATTAAGCTCTGACTCTGCTGATTGAGCCCTTGTTCGGTACTTCTTACTTTCTGCAATCAAGCCACCGACTGCTTCATTATCCTGTGTAGTGTTATCTGCTACTGCTTCTTCTACTACTTTATTTTCTTGTACTTCCTGTACTTCAGACATGTAATGTCCTCCTGGTTATTTCATAACTTCTGTTTTAGCAACATACTTTTTTATATTTGTTCTTGCTAACACATCAGCTATTCTATTTGCTATTATGGCTCTGTTCTCTTTCCTTAAATCAAAGAGATCATAGCCCTTTGGTTTCCTTGCTCTGTTGCCTAGAACTACTGATGCACTATCAAATCTGATAATAGCAGTATTCTTCCTGGCACCAGGTCGCATAGATCTTAAAGTTCTTCCTGTTAAATTCATGTTTACAAAATTTGCATCTGTATTAGTTGCTTTTGCCTTGAAACCTTTGAGCTTAGCACCATCTTTAAATCTTCTCATGCCATTAGCTTTATATGCCTGGTACTTTCCTTTTTTCTTTGGTGATCCACCTTTAGTGTCACCATGTGATCCATATTGCTGATTCTTAACACCATTCTGGAAGATGCCCTTATCAGCATCTCTTCTAATAAGATCTATAGCTTCTTGAGCTATAACTTTCATGACTTCTCTATTTAATTTTGTTATTGCTGGTAATTTCATTCCTGTACTTTCACCCAATCATGTCTGCAATTAAATCCACCTCTATCTGAGAATCCAAAGAACTCAGATCTATCATCTTGAACACCGATAATATCTCTGAGATTTCTAATCTCTGCTAAAGTAAGTGGACCATTCTTTGCTACATGTCTTTTAACTGCTGAACAGGCATCTCTAATGTTACCTGTAGTAGGTCCTATATAATCAAACTTAGTCTCTGGAAACTGCTCATATGCCTTCTGCCTGGTAGCATTACTAAACCTAGCAAATGCATCATTAACCAAAGCCACAGATCTTGATGATCCAATTCTTTTACCAGGACCAAACTCATTTAACATATTAGTAATAATGGCATCTGTAGATTCACCAGTAACTATACCTCTAAGCATAGCCACCTTAATCTCATTTGCATATTCTCTTACACTATCACTTAAGTAGTTCAGTTCAAATCCTCTTAGATTATCCATAATCACTGCACCTGTTGTAGATACACCGACTCTTAATCTAGACACTTCCTTATATGCTCTAATGATCTCAGCTTCATAAGCATCATTCATTTTATTTAATAATGTGCCATAGCCAAGCTCATCTAATTCCTGGAAGAAATCTATCTCCTGAGCTATAGTGATCACCTGAGTATCAGACAATTCATTTAGTCTTGGAATAGCCTTCTTTAACTTGTCAAATAACTTCTTCTGTAGGTTTTGAATCTCTACAGAATAAAAATCTAGATCCGCCATCTTAGCTTCCTAATCTATCTAGGATACTTGCTGGACCTTCTTGTTGCTGTGGTGCTTCTTCATCAATCTGATCTACTATTTCCTGGATCTCTTCTTCTTTTAGATCAGGATTCTTTTTTCTTAAATAAGATTGTCTAGTCTCTAGATTGTTTTTAAAAGCCCACTCATAATACTTTAATTCTTCATCAGTAGACATTGGTGCAGATCTTTCCTGGAAGTCTACACTAAATTCATCACTGACATTGATACCACCAGATACTTCTAAGATCCTTTGAGCTATCTTAAATTGCTGTCTTTCAAATGGTCTATAGATCTGTTCAATATCAGATCTTAAAGAGTCTTGAAGATCTAACTGAGACATCTTCTTTGATAATCCAGATTCTGGTGCATTACTACTCCAGTTGATCTTGACATTGTTAGCCTGTGATACAGAATCAATTAAGAACTTAATAGACTCTTTCATAGCTGTTACATTAGCATTAGGTGTCACATATTCAAATGTAGCCTGTTCTGGTAGGATCAGAGCCTTATCTTGACCAAACTGGATCCTAGCTTCAGTATCAATCCCAGAAATCACAGGCTGACCAAGTTGGAATCTAGATGAAAGAGCCATCTCTGTAAGCATAATATTGATAGATCTGTTTGCATCAATTAGATCATCAGCACCAGCTCTCATAAAGTCTCTAGTCATAAATGATCTGTGACCAAAATTAATTGGAATAATATCACCAAATGGATTTACATCACCTTCTACTATAGATGTGACCTTACCTTTACTGCTGATCATGAAATGCTTTCCTGGCATATCCTCAGTTGCTTTAGACCATACCATGAACTGAGCATCTTCTGATCTTGCCTGTAATTGTGACTCTACTTGCCACATAACCATAAATGGATCATCTTCATTAGGTCTAAAGAATGGTGTAAAGAAATGGATTGGTCTATACATAAGCTTCTGCTTGTCATCATTCCAGTAAGTGTATAGAGCTTCTGTACCTAATAAATAAACCAGCTTCTCAAATTCTTTCATAGAGCTGTCTAGATCACCAATATGCTCTAGGTATTTCTCATCAGCATATCTTAATGGCTGTTCCTGATACACTTGACATCTGCGGTCAATTACATTTCTTGTTAAGTTTAAATAGGCAGGCGGTATCTGTGATAATGAGTCACTATCAAAATACTTCTTTAGATCATCTTGTAAGTTAATGGATTCAAAGTAATCCATAGCCAATTCTCTATGTTCCTGTTCTCTATCATAGTTGTCCTTGATGCTTTCCATCAAGATGTCATACATCATTTTTTCTGTTAAATTTGTTATAATCATGATTTGAATTTCCTTAAATCTTCTAAGTTTATGTGATCTTGATATGTGTTGTATAAGTTGGTAATCATGTCCTGGTATTGCTTCTTATTACTTTGATCTGTTTTATATGCTATGATCAACAGCATACAAAAAAATGTAGTCCAACCAGTAAGCAGTCCTAATAAAAAATACACTACCATTTGATTGATCCTACACTATTCATTGTAAGCGGGAATTTGAAATGGATTGGATAGCAAAGCCCATCAATGTGATGACTTAAGGTTTCAGTCTTAACCATTCTATTATTCTCCATTGTAGTCATTTCAAGATCTCTAATTGTGTTCTTACAATTTGATTTAATAAATAAACTATGTTTACCATTTGCATCTTTCAGCTTCTTGTTTAAAGCATTCAATCTGTCCTTCTGAGTAGGATTGGCTTTTTTAGCGATCACGACAAATCCTCCCTCAGTTAAGATCATATGATCAGATTTAGTGCTATTACTTGTTCTACTTTTTCCTGCTGGATCAGGATACACTGGAATATTAGGCTTTCTCTGTTGCATAAGTTTAGTTAGTTCAAATGTGTTAGAGTTCTTTAAACTGATCTCATCAATCACATAAACATCACCATTAGTAAATTCAGCACATAATACTGCTGTCATATAACTGGCAACACCAAAGTCCACTCCCCAGTATTGTCTACTTGGAATATCTAGATCATCTCTGACATGCACTCTTCTATCAAAGTTATAAGCACATCTATTGCTAGATACTTCAAAAGATCCTTCCAGCTCTTGTCTAAAAGTTCTTGGATCTAAAGTTTGCCTGGCATTCTCAATCTCTTCTTTAGGAATAAAACCACCTTCAATAGTGGTATATTGCCAGGACTTCCAGAAGGAATCATCATCTTGTCCCTTCACATATAATTCATACAAATTGTTATATACACCCTGTGGTGTACCGCATATAAAAATATTAGACTGCGTCTCAGCTATCATAGGCATAATAATCTCATTTAAGACATTAGGCTTCATGAAGGCATATTCATCTAATACTACCGCATTGGTGCCCTTAGCACCTAAGCTGATACCTCTTAAGCTATCTTCCTTATCAGAGCCCTTAATACTGATTTCTGCGTTATTAGGCATAGTTACAGATAACTCAGTCTCATTGATCTTAACATTCTTACCTCTGAATATGCTCTTAAGCAAATTCCAGGCTACCATCTTACCTTGCCTATAAGTAGGATAAACTATCCATCTCTTCTCATTAGGCTGTAGATCATGATATAAGATCCACATCATAGCCATATAAGACTTACCAAACCTTCTTCCAGAGACTAGAATCTTTCCTCTATGTGGATCGTCTAGTATATCTCTTCTAAGTTGGTCAATCTTCCACTGCATCAAAATCAAATACCTTAATAGGCATGTCATCAGCTTCATGCAAAGATACGGACTGATGCGGTTTGCCTTCGGTCCTGTTTGCAATGAACTCCACTGCCCATGATTTTCCTTCTAATGCCTGGCTATAAACATGTCTTAGCACTGCTTCCAAATTGTCAATATGATTTCCTTCACCAAATTCATCACCGATCCTTCTTAACAGATCAGGTATAGATCTAGCACCTTTAGGTCTACCATGACCTTTAGATGCTCTATTCCCTGCGACAAATTGCCCTTTACTATTTCTATCCGATTTATCCGATTTCATTCGGTGTCCTAATAGCTTAGTATTGAGTAATTAGCTTCATCAAAAGTAGAACTATGATCTGATCCGCTTTCATCTACAAATTCTATATCATCATGATTATCATATGTACCATAACAATTTTCTAAGTATTCATTTGAAAAGGATTTATTATTTTCTGATTCTTTGAATGCCTTATGTCCAGCATTAACAGAGTCTATTTCTAGATCTATTCTTTTGATAATTTCTTCTAATTTGCGATCTTCCATCTATATATATGTAAAAAATCAACCATATGTTAGATGTGTTTAGTTAAAGTATTACTTTAAGTGTAGTAATATTAAGATTTAATTTTTTTAGGTAATCAACCAGTGCTCAGCTATTGATAACAACAGGATAAGGTATAAATAAGATGCCAAGCACTGGCTGATTCTGGTGAGAGAGTGATGCTAGTTTTTCATATATTCGCATAAGCTTATCGTGTATATCTTCTCACCTATATAGTTCTGAAGTAGTCTCTGTTTTCTACTAATTTGTATATGATCCTTCTAATCTTTTTAACTGCTGACTTATGTGTCTTATGAATATTCTGACTGCTAGTACCTAATTTAGATCCCATATCTTTAAATGTCATAGTATCATGATTAAAGTATACCTTCTTCTGGAACTTTGTCCAGCTATCTGAGTGTCCACTGATCATGGCGATCATAATTGCTTTTCCATATAATATAGTATTCTCAGATTCTTGGTATTTATCATCAATGTAATATTCAAAATGCTTCCTCATTACTTAGGCTCTATCATGTCCTTCATATATGATAAGATCACCAGTATATAGTGATAGATCCATCTCATACTCCATACCACATATTTACTAGTAATTGAAGTCCAACAGCTAAACCTAAAATCACTATAGCAAAGCTAACAGCAAAAGCTAATGCTCTGATGTCCTCATTGTGCCTTAAAAAGAATAATATAGGCATTTCTCTAGCTGATCTATGGTAATGCTCTTGCATTTCATTGTACTTAGGATCAAAGGTCATTTTATAGGGATCTCTGATCACTCTCTTTAATGTTACTTCTCTTTTCCAAATATCCATTAGTTTCATTATAAACCTCTCTTGTGTCTGATTGATGTTTGATTATTAAACCACATAAATTCATATCCTAACTTATCAAGATCATCTATAAGTTTCATGATCTTTTTTTGCAGATCTAATGCTTCTTTAGATCTATCTGGATATTCCAGATCTATTCTTTTTTTATATTCTTTTTGATCTCTAGTCATTTATCTTCCCTATCCTTTACTGCTAAAGTTGTCATTTCTAATCTATATAAGATCTCATGCAGTTTCTCTTGATCTTTAGATTCTAAGTACCATATCAGCTCTGGCAGACCTTTCAACATATGCTTCACAAACTTTAATCTATTCTTTAGCATAGTATTTTCTTTTTTAATTGGATCTTCATCACCATACAGCTTGGTAGGTTTTATATATTCATTCATTACTATCTGTAGCTTTTTACTGATCATTGTCCACCTCATCTTCCGCTTTACTAATATCTGGATTAAAAGCTAATTTAATAATTAGATCTATTCTTCTTTTGTATTCTAATCTATCAATATTAATAAATATTTCATTTTTTACTCTGTCAGTTTCAGCAGAATCAAACTCTAAGTCTAGATTTATCATTCCTGACATATCTATTTCTTTAATGCAATCTATAACCTTATTCCATTTAGTGTTAGTATCATGCACTTCCTGCTGTGTTTTTAGCAATAACTCTCTCATATGATTCCACCATTCCCTTCAAAGTTTGCTATATCCTCTTTTACTGGATTCTGTAGCTTCCTTCTTTCCTGATATAAAGATCCTCTTAACTCTGGATACTTCTTTTGCAGTAACCTTCTCTGCCTACTAATAGTCTTGTATTGTGACAGCTTACCTACATTTAACAATCCTATAACATCATAGCAGTCCATGTTATCACATTCTTTTTTCCATATTCTTGCTACTAGTTTATCATCTGAATCCCTGAGATAAACATTGTGAAACAATAGATCTTTTACCACTTCTCTAATATTATCTACCTTATTCTGAAACATATTCATTTGCATGTCTGATCCTCCATATCCTGTTCATATATAAAATCACTCCAATCTCTACAGCCAGGACACATAGCACTATAAGTGCCTGTGCCACTATCATATATTGGCTCTGAAGATGGACTACTACCACAACCGCAGACCAAAGGACCTCTATCTTCTTCCTGCTCATTATCAATAAAGAACTCAATATTTTCCTCTATCTGATCTTTGGTATATCCTTCTAGTAATCTTAACACCTTGCTCATATCCTTATCCCTTCAGAAATTTCTCACTGACATATCCATTACTAACCGATCTGTCATAAGCTTCTTGATCTTCCTTTGACAAATAATCTAGACCTTCTCTTTTAAGCTTTTTAATAGCTGATTTGTAGATCTGTGATTTATTATCTTCAGAATAATGAAACTTCATGTATTTCTTTAATCTGTATTTATTTGGTTTATATTCATCAATATGATCACCTAAAAAGATAAATACATTCTCTTTATCATACTCATGTCCTAAGACCATATTGATCATTTTAAAATTAAGGTTACCTAGTCCTGCATGATCACAGGTAATAAAGAAATATAGCATCAACATCTTATATTCTAGATCTAGATCCATAAACCATACTTCTTCAAATAAGGTACTCTCTACTTGCTTTTTAGCCATCTAATTCCTCCAATTTCTTCTTTATTTCGGCTCTAAACTCTTTACTAAGGTAATACTTTTTTTCACCAGATTTCAATGATGTATTTTTCTTGATCACCAATTCATCATATTTGTCTTGTCCTAACTGCTTTAGTTTATGATCTCTGTGATCATGTGGATTTTTAGTTAAGTAAGAATGACAGCCATGACATAGGCTTTCAGTGTTTAAACTGCAGAATCTTACTGCATAGTTAGATCTACCAAAGTAATGTGAACAATGAAGTCCACCTGCTCTATTTGGACTATACTTCCTACCACACCTCTGGCAGGTCCAACCATCTCTTGTGCGGATATAGTTGGACCATAAAGCATCACTTGCAGTTCTTTTAATACCTGCCATTAGAATGGAAGATCATCATCTGAAATATTAACATTATCAGCTTGCTTAGGCATTTCTTTCCTTTGGCTGATCTTACCACCATATTTGTATTTTTTTCCAGGATCTGTATTCTTCCAAAAAGCCACCTCTACCTGCTTTCCTTCAAAGTTGCCTATAGCTTTTAGATCTGGCTGATTTTCTTTTTCTTTATACTCATTGTCATATAAAAGTATGACACCTTCTTTACTTATTTCCATCTTTAGTATCCTCATCTATTAGTTGTTTTCTTACTTCCATTTCAAGATCAAACTTTTTTTCTGATCTTTCAAGATTTTTATCTTCTACAATTTTCTCATCAAGCCTTCTATAGGCTTTAGAGTATTGATCTAAAGTCATATTTAGCTTCATATCATCTAGATCTTTAGATTGATTAATTGAGATCAAACCTCTTTTTTTAGCTTCCACCTGTAGCTTATTTAACTCTTTAAGCTGTGTGGTAGTAACCTTAGCAACCTTCTTAATCTCTTCAGGACCGCCTTGTGCATCATTATCTTCATCACTGGCTATACCTACAAAGGCTGAAAGACTATATCTTCTTAAATAGGTAATTGCACTACCTAAAGACTGATAAGCATTTTGACCTTTAAGATCTGCTATAGGTACTTTAACTAAGCTTGTAATCCATTCACCTGATGTGTGCATATATATTGTTTGCACACCTGCTTGATTTTCACTGCCTACTGGCATTTGCATGAATGATAATCCATGTTTTGTCAAAAGCGGTCTTAGGTGTTTTACCAAAGAGTCTAAATTGGTATATAAATATCCATATCCTTTGGTGTCTTTTTTGGTATCAGTTAGCTCTTTTTGCATATTGGCTTGTGCCTTAGCAATATTCTTAATTGACTCAGACATAGCTGTGTCTTGTATTTCTATTTTCATATGTTAGTCCTCATCTCTAGTTATAGGATCTGGCATAAGTCTTTTTGATTCATCTGGCTTATCTGCCATTTCCTGTTGTTTTAAATTAATTCTATCTTCTGCATCCGATCTAATCTTTTTTAGATCTGATCTTAAACTAGTCTCAGGATTATTGTCATGTCTATTTCTTTCCATGATCTCTATCATAAGCTCTAGCTCTTTTAGTGATAATTTAAGTATTATATCCATGTTATTCCTCCAGTTATATTACAGCTCTCAAAGTTTATCTTAAAGTTTAGATCGCCAAACCAATAAGCCTTAAGATGCTTAACATTTGCACTATTAAGGGTTAGGCAGGATTGGATACCTGCAACACTCCTTTTAAGTGCTATTATGAGAGCTGTAATAAGTTTTTTAGACATTGTTAGTATTACGATCTATTGCAATTTGTAATAAAGCATTTAATTGTGCACTGCCCATCTGTTGAAATAGCTCTTCAAAAAGATCGGGCGGAATTTGACTTCTTTCATAGTCACCTTTAAGACCTTGAGTTCCAGTTCTACTTCCTCTTGGTGCTGGTTGGTGATGACATTCTCTATTACCATTCTTACACATTTTTCTAGGGATCCAATCAAGGTTGGTCCAAATATCTGTTGGTTTCATTCTCATATCACCATAAGAACAATAAGTGATAGTATGTCTTGGAAATGGATCCATCATACTTTGCTTCCTTAGCATACCTCTTGGATTTTCAATAAAATAAAACATAGGTTTCACTTCCTGTATAATTTCTATGGTTTTTTCTATGATCTTAATCCCAGTTTTGCATCTTTCAGTTTTTGGTGTCTTGTCTTTATTCCAATGATAACCGCATGAAGCAATAGAAAAAGTGGTGCATGGCGGACTAGCCCAAATCACATTAGGCTTTCCACCAAGATGATCTATTGCTTTTTGTATATCAAAATCAAATATATCGCACACTTGATCTATTTTTTCAAAGTCCTGATTATCAGTGGTATAAGTTCTAAAGCCATGATTTTCTGCTACTTTAGTAAAGCTTCTGCTTCCTGCAAATAGTTCTAAAGTTTTCATTGATTTACCTCCTTAAGCTCTAAATGTGATAACACTTTTAAGGTATCATATTTATTAAAGACACCTAACTTTTCATTATTTAAATAGACTTCAAGTGATGAAATTAAACTCTCAGTAAATTTTGATTCATCTGCATTTCTGTAAGCATCTTTCAATTGATAACACAAATCATTTATGATTGATGTATACTCTGATTTTTCATTTAATGTTACACATAGATTTATTAAAGATACCAAACCATGAGATCTTTTTTCATTATCATCTGTAGTAAATAAAAAGTAAGAATAGATCGTATCTATCATAGATCTTTTAATATAATCAATAGTAGTTTGATTATTTTTTTTCATAACTTTTTCTAACTCTATTTTTATTTTATCTGATTTTTTAATTATCATTACTGCACCTCACTTTTTTTGATTCTGTAACAATCACCATTATACTCAACAGGCGGTAATTGTTTTATGATTTTTTTTATTTTTGACATTAGCTGATCAGTGATTTTATCATAATCAGAATAGTTTTGTGGATATTCACAGATACTCTCTAGCTGTTTAGCTGTTGGCTTTTCTGTGTTGTATTGATCACATGCCCAAGCATAGATATTGTCTAGGTTAGTTATGTAGTGTTGATATTTACCTTCCAGATCATTTAATCTGTGAAGATTGTTTTTTATTTCATTATTCATTTTCTTATCCTTTTTGTTATGAATATTTGTCATCTCTGTAAAAATAGACACAAGTTATCCACATGTGCAAGGAATATTTTATAGATAAAAAAAAATATTTTATGCATCAAAAATGATTTTTAATCATTATAAGAATAAGAATAAATATATATATAAAAATAATACTAATAATAAGAATGGTGATCCTACTGAATCTGTTGTCTCATTTGTATACTTGTAGAGTACCTGGAATCAGCTACCTCATTAAATGTAAGCGGTCCAGTTAATCTGACATAATGATAATTAGATCCATCATAGTAGAGAAATTTCTTTGCTTCTACTTTCACATTTTCCTGGAATGTGATTAGATCATTCTTAAATGTTTGTGATATGTTACCAAAAGTTATGGTAAATATTTTTTGCGGATCAGAAGTATTTAGTGCAAACTCAGTGCCACCTAAGCTTCTGGTAATTGTATTTTGGCTTTCAAAAGATTCCTGGATATTGGCATCTGGCTCTACCTCAAAACCAAGTTTTTTACCAAACATAATTTCAGATACATTAGTGACAGCACCTTTAAATTCAGTAAAAAATTTATTTCCTGTAGTTTCAGTTAAATCTGCTACTTGCCAACCTGCACCACTTACTGCTGATAAGGATCCTTTTGCTGATAATGCAGTTCTATCTGTATCAATGTAAAATTCCATAATAGTTCCTGAAGATATATTGTCATCACCATTGAACTTAACTGCTACACTATTTGCGGTAGCATTGGATCCTACTGCATATTCTATAGCATCTCTATCTGCTACACCGCTT